TAGATACATTTGAGCTGCATGCGGATAATACGCCGGGCCTTGAAGTACAGGAAGTGAGGCTCTCGCTCTTTTGTAAAGGCAACTATATAAAAATCAAAAACAGTATTGTTCGAGGCCTACTTGCTTCGGATTTTACGATAACAGACAGAAGGTACATCGAGCGTGAAAACGACACCGGGTACCATCATTACGCCATTGACGTGGCAAAACATTATGAATTGGAGGAATGATTATGGCTACAATTGGTCTTGATAAATTGTACTACGCAAAAATTACCGAGGACGAGTCTGGTAATGAAACCTACGATACGCCTGTGCAGCTTGCGAAGGCTATCTCGGCAGAGCTTTCTGTAGAGCTTGCTGAAGCAACACTTTATGCAGATGACGGTGCTGCGGAGATTGTAAAGGAATTTAAGTCCGAAATTCTTGCGCTTGGTATCGACGATATCGGTTCTACAGCAGCATCTGATCTTACCGGTGCAGTGATTGACGATAATCATGTGCTTATTTCCGGCGGTGAGGATGGCGGCTCTCCGGTAGCTATCGGTTTTAGAGCAAAGAAATCCAATGGCAAATATAAGTATTACTGGTTGTATCGTGTGAAGTTTGGTATCCCTGCTACAAACCTTGCTACTAAGGGTGATAGCATTACCTTCTCTACACCTACTATCGAGGGTACTGTACTGACTCGTAACAAGGCAGATGCTGGCGGCAGACATCCTTGGAAGGCAGAGGTTACTGAGGGTGAAAACAGCGTATCCAATGAAACAATCGCAAATTGGTATAACACTGTTTATGAGCCTGTGATTACAGCAACTACTAACGAGGAGGGTTAATCGATGGATATGGAACGTAGCGCAAACATTATAATCGGCGGTGAGGATTACGAGCTTATCCTTACCACAAAAGCTACCAAGGAAATCGCTGGTCGTTATGGCGGCCTTGAAAACTTGGGTGAAAAGCTCATGAAGAGTGAAAACTTTGAAATGGCCATCGGTGAAATCGTATGGCTTATTACACTCTTGGCAAACCAGTCGATTCTTATTCATAACCTGAAAAATAAAGACGCAAAACGTGATCTGCTTACCGAGGATGTGGTAGAGCTTTTGACTACACCTTTGGACCTTGCTGGTTACAAGGCAGCAATTACGGAGGCTCTTTATAAGGGGACGAAAAGGAACGTAGTAAGTGAGGACAATTCAAAAAACGCGGTGGTCGAGTAAGTGACGAAGAGTTATTTACTCGACTTTTATATTACGGCATCGCTCATCTTCATCTGTCTATAGAAGAGGTTGAGTTGATGCCGTTTGGCTTGTTGTTAGACCTTTGGGAATGTCACAAACAGTACAGCGGTATGGCAAAGCCAAAACGCGAAATGTATATCGATGATATTATCCCGGACGGAATCTAAGGAGGTGGTTTGATGGCGGATAATTTTGGTTTGAAGATTGGTCTTGAAGGTGAAAAGGAATTCAAGAAGGCCTTGTCCGAAATCAACCAGTCTTTCAAAGTCCTTGGTTCGGAAATGAAGGTTGTGACCTCGCAGTTTGATAAAAACGATAATTCCATTCAGGCGCTGACTGCAAGAAACCAGGTGCTGAATAAGGAAATCGAGGCACAAAAAAAGAAAATTGAAACAACCTTTGAACTTGTTGATA